AACAACACAGCAGGCGTATACGCTGTCTGTGTTTGTCAAGGTGGGGACTGCAACTACAAATGGAATTGCGTTATTTGTGTCCGACCAAACTGCAACAAATAACTTTCGCGCAAACTTCAACCTTTTTACACTTGGTACAACGGCTCTTAGTACTGGATGGGCAACCCCTACGTCCACAATAATCCCTTATCCGAATGGTTGGTATCGCTGTATTCTTTCAGGTGTAACCAGCACCGCGCATACATCTCTACGTGCAATCATCTACTTAAATTTTTTTGGCAACACAGCAGACACTTACGGCACCCATCACCTCTGGGGCGCCCAACTAGAAGTCGGCGCCTTCCCCACCAGCTATATCCCCACAACCACAGCCACGGTCACCCGCAGTGCAGACGTGGCCAGTATTAGTGGTAGCAACTTCTCTAGTTGGTATCGGCAGGATGAGGGGACGGTGTTTGTTGATGTTCCTGGTATCTACAACACAGCGGCAGCGTTTACATTGTCAGATGGAACAAACAATAACCGCATATTGTTGGATCACGGGACAAACACACGCCGCGGCAGAATTGTCACTGGTGGCGCAGATCAAGCTAGCCTGACATCCTCTTATGTTTACGGCTCTCCAATTAAATCTACTGTCGCCTATGCTCTTGACAACTCTGCGTTGGCAAGCAACGGTTCTCTGTCTGCAAATTCCCCTGACACAAGTTGCACTATTCCTACGGCAATAGATCGTTTGAATATAGGTTCAAATTCAGGATCTGCGGCGCAAGCTGGGACATCCATCCGCCGCCTCACCTACTGGCCCACCCGCCTGTCCAACGAAACCCTCCAAACCATCACCCAATGATTATCCACATCCGCAACACAGAACACACCGCTAAATGCGGCGCAGCATTAGAACATTTGGAGCCTGTTTTTACGACTCCTGATCTTGCGATGAGCGCAGCGGAAGAAGGTCTCGTCCTTAGGCCGTGCCACTTCTGCCTTAATGCTGTTGGATACCAACCCTCGTAGTCGGCAACACTAATGACTAACTACCTTCGCTTTCTCGATGAAGCCACAGCTAAGACCGTACTGGCTGACTACCTAGCAGAAGACGACACCTGGATCACCGCCAGCCATAGTCATGCGTTGGATGTGATTGGCACCATCACCCGTGGCGGGGAGTGGGACGACGAAGGCAACGTCATCGCCGAACCCACCGTGCTGGATGGCTGGCACGTCAACTATGTTGGCAACCTACCTGATGGGTGGGATGATTACATCGTTACACCTGATCAACCTGTAAGGGTTTTCTTTTAATTGGACTGGAGGCACCTCAGAGTAGGACCTCCTTTTCTTTGGCTTAGGCCGAGTACGCTCGATACCCTTTGCCATGACAGTCGGAGAGACGACAACAAAAATGACAACAAAAATTCTAAGCGCTTAGAGAGACAACACACAACAATTCTCTCTTTACTATTGTGGCTAACACTACTCAAACTCTGGTAGGTGCTCTTAACAAAGTTAATGACGGCTCCTACGATTCTAAATATGCAACTTACCTGAAACTGTTTTCAGGTGAGATGATCAAAGCCTATGAATCGGCTACGATCGCTAAGGACACTGTACAGACCCGTACTCTTCGTAACGGCAAATCTTTGCAGTTTATTTATACTGGCCGTATGCAGGCTGGCTATCACACCCCCGGCACTCCTATCCTTGGTAGTGGTGATCCTCCGGTGGCTGAGAAGACCATCATTTGTGATGACCTTCTGATCAGCTCTGCATTCGTATATGACTTGGATGAAACGCTGGCACATTATAGTCTGCGTTCTGAGATCTCTGCTAAGATCGGTCATGCTCTGGCCGAAGCTTATGACAAGAAGATCTTCCGTATCATCGCTAAAGCTGCCCGTCAAGCTCACCCTATCACTGCTGCTCCTGGTCCTGAGCCCGGCGGTTCTGTGATCCAACTGGGTGCTACTAACGAGTACAATGCTCAAGCACTGGTTGACGCCTTCTTCGAAGCTGCCAGTATTCTCGATGAGAAGAATGTTCCTAAGACTGGTCGTCATGCTGTGCTGTCCCCGCGTCAGTACTATGCTCTGATCAGCCAAGTGGATACCAACATCCTGAACCGTGACTACGGTAACACCTCTGGTAATCTGACCAGCGGTGAGGGTCTCTATGAGATCGCTGGTATCTCCATCAAGCGTTCTAACAACCTACCCTTCCTGGCTGGTACTGTGAACTCTGTTCCTGGTGAGAACAACGATTACTCCGGCGACTTCAGCACCCACTGTGGTCTGATCTATCAGCGTGATGCTGCTGGTGTTGTGGAAGCAATTGGTCCCCAAGTGCAGACGACTGGTTCTGATGTTCGTACCATGTACCAAGGCGACGTTATCGTTGGTCGTCTTGCCATGGGTGCTGACTGGCTGAACCCCGCTGCTGCTATTGAGCTGCAGTCGGCTCGCTCCTGATAATAGGGAGGCAATCTAGTGGCTATTACCCCTGGCACTTCTGAAGTTGTAAAGATTCCTGCTACGCAGATCTTTAGTTCCGGTAGCTCCGTTGCCTCCTACACCCTGAACCCCTGTTCTCCTCTTGAGGCAGGGCGTCTGGTTGTAGGTAACGGTGTGCAGGATCGTGCAACAACTGGCTCCTTCATTTCTGGAGCAACCGCTTCGTAACTCAATCTAGGATAAACAATGTCTATCACTCTTAATGGTAATATCGGTGCTGTGTATCAGCCTGATATGATGCAGCTGGCTAACGTTGTTGACGCTAACCAAATTGTTAACAACAGCTCGACTCTGGTCGATGTTCCCCAGCTGAAGCTTAACGTTGATTCGTATGAGCGTGTGCTCTTCCGTGTTAACCTGTTCTACAACACTGCTACTGGTGCTGACTTCAAGTATCAAGTGGCTGTGCCTAGCACCCCTACTCTGTATCGTCAGCTGACTGAAGGTATGGCTCCTGATGACACTGCATTTGATCTGGCTGTTGCCACTTCTTCTGCTGCTGTGTCTATCCTCGGCGCTGCTAACACCAACGGTTTCCTGCGTGTTACTGGTGTACTGGTGAATGGTGCTAACGCTGGTACCCTGCAGTTCAAGTTTGCACAAGATGCAGCTACTGCTAGCGATACCACTGTGTATGCTGGTTCTTTCCTCGAATATCGTCGGTTCTGATCATGGCAAACATTTCTCAAGCTGCTGGTGGCGGTGGTGTAAGTGGTCGTGGCGCTCCTGGTGCTGTGACTGGCGCTTACGATACTGCCTATACTGCTAATGGTAACCTGGCTGTGGCTGGCTCTAATGCCGTCCGTCGTTCTGTTGCTAAGACTAACGGTACTACCGTGTCCAAGGTATTCTCTATCACCTCTGGTTTCCGCACTGCCTATGCTGGTGTGGAAGTTGATTCTCCGGCACTTGATGCTACTCGCACTGGTGCTTGATTAAATCTACTGGGGGATCCTTTGTGGTCCCCTTTTCTTTTACTATACATATAACGATATTGTTATTATGACATTTTCTACCACTGGCTCTAAGACTGAGCTTCAAGCTGTCAATCAGATCCTGGCGTCAGTTGGTCAGGCTCCTGTGACTTCTATTGATACGGAAACGATTACTGTAAATGGTAATCAGGTTACCGTAGTAACCAACCCGGACGTTGCGATTGCTTACGATACTCTTCAAGAAGTATCACGTGAAGTTCAAGGAGAGGGTTGGACGTTTAATAAAGAATTTGATTATCCGTTCACCCCCAATAATAACAATCAGATCCTATGGCCAAATAATGTCCTACATATGGATCTCTCTGATAACCCTAACTATGCAACCAGTTATAGAGAGAAGGACACTGTAAAGCGTGAAGGTAAGCTGTATGATCGCATGAATCATACGTACACATGGACTGATACAATCTACTGTGATGTGCTTTGGTTCTTTGAATGGACTGATCTACCGTCTCCTATCCAAGATTATATCACCTGTAGGGCTGCTGCAATCGCCTCCAGTAGGCTTGTAGGTGACGCTACGCAGTATCAGATCCTCCAACAGAAAGAAGCCTATGCAAGGGCACAGGCGTTGGAGTATGAATGCAATGAAGGTGACTACAGTATGTTTGGTTACCCACGTCAGGGTACCTTCTATCAAAGCTATCAACCGTACAACGCTCTGCAGAGATTCTAATGGCAGCAGTAACACAATTTATCCCAACCTTCCTTGGTGGTGTCAGTAAGCAAACTGACATTAAGAAACAACCTGGACAGGTTAATCAAATCCTTAATGGATTCCCTGATCCAACATATGGTTTGCTAAAAAGGAATGGAAGTCAGTTCCTTGGTCTTATTAATGAGAGCACTGATAACTTCACCGATGGTCATTGGTTTCAAATCTCTCGTGATAATGACGAACGTTACATCGGTATAATTACAAAGGCTGGTAACATCCGTATCTGGAATACTGTACCCACAGTAACTAGTGGAGTATTGAGTCTTACTGAAGCTACAATCACTGGTAAGAGTGCAGCTGATGTTGTTACGTATCTTACCCCACCTAACACCACTAAGGGTGTTGATGACTTTCATACATTCTCTTACCTAGATCAGACTTATATTGTCAATAAGAACAAGACAGTTGCAATGACTGCGAAGACAGATTACTATCTTCGTACTCGTGCTACTGTTGTTATTGGTAGTATTGATTATGATGCTACGTATAAAGTATGGATCAATGGTACATCATATAGCTTCACTACTGTTGATCTAACTGCTGCTAATACACGTGGTTATCCTGTTACTTCTGATGAAATCCTAACTGGTCTTAAGTCAGCTATTGATGCAGCACTTAGTGCTACCTTTACTGTCACTAAATATGCTAATAGTTTGGAGATCGAAAGAACAGATGGTCAGACGCCATTCACTATTGAAGTGACTGGTGGTATAGAAGGTGTCTCTTTGACCTGCTACCAAGATGATGTGATCTCATCTGCACGGTTGGCTGCTTATACAAAGCCTGGTAGGCGTGTTAAGGTAACCAATAGTGTTGATGAACGTGCATCCTATTATGTTATCTTTTCTTCTACTGGTAATGCACCTGGTGGTACTAGTGCAGTGAATGCTGGTTCTGGTTACTGGGAAGAGTCACGTGGCTGGGACATTGATGTTGATGTTAATGGTAATCCTGTTGCCACTGCTGGTAAGTTTCTAGCTAAACTATCATCTAGTGGTTTCAACGCTGAGACCATGCCATATAAGATTGTTAACACTGGTACTAACACCTTCTCTATTACAAAGGAGACATGGGCATCTAGGTTTACAGGTAATGACTATGGTAACCCCGTACCATCCTTTGTAGGAAGAGAGATTAAGTTTGGTCTTATTTATAGTAACCGCCTTGTATTCCTAACTCAGGATACAATTGCTATGAGTGTGGCAAAAGACTTTGAGAACTTCTTCTTTACTAGTGCTCAAACAGTCATTGCTTCTGATCCGGTTGATGTAGAGACCTCTAGCTCTAGGGTTAGTAACCTCTTCTGTGCAGTACCACAGGCACAAGGTTTGATTCTATTCAGTGAGTATGAGCAATACCTGCTTTACTCAGAGAGTGGTATCATTTCACCAACAGACTCTATTGTTCGTACCGTCAGTCAGTACGAAAGTGATCGTTCGATTATAGCTCAAGATACTGGTGACTTCATTGGATTTGTATCCAAATCAGCTGGTGCTACTAAGTTCTTTGGGATGCAATCCAAAGGTAATCTAGCTGCTGCAGATGTTTCTGAGGTTAGTAAAGTAGTTGCAGGTTACTTACCAAGTGATCTACAGCAACTGATTGTCAATGTTCAGGATTCTACTACTGCATTGTACACCATCAACTCAGACTCTATTTACCTGTATAAGTATTTCTCTTCAGGTAATGAGCAACTGATGCAAGCATGGTTCAAGTGGCAGCTATCTAGTTCCATTAAGTTTGTAACAGTCATCAACAACTACTTTGTTGCTGTTGTTAAAGATGGTAGTCAGTACAAAGTACTCCTACTTGACATTATTCAGAACCTTGAACCTGTTCAGGTTGATGTAACACCTGGTGTCTATACAACTAGACTTGATCACTGTTTTGTCGTTAAAGCTGGTGGTACTATTACATACAACAGTGCTACAAATAAATCAACCATACCAAAACCATACACCCATATCACTGGTAAAACACCTATTGTGATGACTGTACAGACCATGCAAGATGGTGCTGCTACAAATTATGGTAGTCTGTATACGCTATCAGCTACACCTAATGCTACTGTTACCCATGATGTTATCTTAGAGGTAGAAGTACAAAGTGGTGCTTGGTTGATCTCTGGTGATTGGACAGGTAAGGAGTATGATCTAGTTGCTGGTTATGAGTTTGACTTTGATATTGAACTTCCTCGCTATTTCTATAGAACACAAAACAGTGTCGATTGGACCTCTTCTTTGACTATTGCTCGGATGAAGTTTGACATTGGTTTCAGTGGTTCTATTAACTTCTACATTAACCGTTACGGTGCTCCCGAATGGCAGTATGTAGCTGGTGTACAAAACGCTGGATATTATCTAGCTAACTCATCCCCTACAATTGATCGAACAACACTTGCCGTGCCTATCCATCAAAAGAATACAAACTTTAATCTTAAACTAAACAGTAACTCACCTTTCCCTGTATCAGTTAATAGTATGACATGGGAAGGTAACTATGCACCCCGTTATTATAGGAGGGCAGGGTAATGTCTCAAGCTATTACAGGTTTTTTTGGTGCTCAAGAACAAAACAGAGCAGCCCAAGAACAAGCTGATGCAATCAATAAGAGGAATCGTGTAGCTAGACGTTTTACTAACAAGAACCAACGTCGACAGTTTAGGTACGATAAAGATTCCATTGATATTCAACGCAAGAATATCGCACAAGAGTATGCCTTCCAGGATGCTATTGCCCAGGATAATTATCGCTACCAGATGACTATCCAAGCATTTGATTTTGCTAATCAGATGCGAGCATTCCAGCAATCTCAACAGACCGCTGCTCAGCAGTTGGACTTTAACAGGTTTGCTCAGGACTATGCTATTCAAGATGCTGCACGATGGGAACAAGAGCAATCCATCTCTTTGGACTTTGAAGAAAAGTCAACCATGATGAATTTTCGGTACAATCAACTCGGTGCCGAACTTGGTCAAAAACAGAATGAAGCAGTACTTCAACAGACACGTGGCCAAAATCAACTTAATCAGCAATCTGCTTATGTAGAGGCGTTGAAGAATATGGGTCAAGCTGTAGCTCGTGGAGCTAATGGTGTAACCGCAGAGAAAGTTGCTCAGTCTTCTATTGCAGAAGCTGGTCTTAGGATGTCTGCATTGATTGATGATGTCTTTAATGCTGAACGCACGTTTGGCTTGAGCATGGCAGACATTAATCAGAAGCTGACGCAGTTTAACGACCAGTACTATCTGGATCGCGCTCAAATTGCTACTTCACGTACTAGCCTTAAAAACCAAACTCAAGCTATGGTTCAACAGGCTGCACTTAGTAAGTATCAGGCTGATCTTAATGCTATGGCGAATATCATGTTGCCTCCGCTACCTCCTGTTCCGCTACCTACTCCTCGTGCATTGCCGCGTCCTACTCTTCAAGATCCTAAGAAGCCTAAGCCACTTCCCAAAGTTGTTGAAGTTGATGCTGCTTACACTAATCCATGGCTTGCTGGACTAAGTGGGTTGGCTGAAGATGTGAAAACTGCTGTTAGTTTGGGAGCATTTAAGTAAGGTAAACTATGGCACAATTTAAAAGCTATGCTAATCCCAGAGGGTTTAACCCTATTCAAGTTCCTGATGAAACACAGAAGTACCTAAACCAAGGTAATAACTTTATCAAGTCACTGGCTACTGCAGCACAGTTTGATATTGCTGAAAAAAACAGACAACTGCAAGCGATTACCCAAAATAACGATCTTGAAAACGCTAACCGTGATTTCATATTCCAACGGAGTATGGAGAACAAGCAGCGTGTTCAACAAGCTATTCTTGGTAACTATGATATTGCTGCTCAAAATGCTGAGACTCAAGGTCTTAATCAAGCTAGACTTTATTCACAGCTAGGTGCTTTCTCTAAGTCAGCAACTGAAGCTGGTGTTGCTGTTTACCAAACCATCCAAGCAGCAAAACAAGAACGTTACGATAAAGCTGTAAGGGAAGCTGGTGACTCAGCACTCCCTATCATGAAGGAGTACGCGACTCTTGGGAAGAATGTTACGGATGAAGTGATTAACACTAATCCGTATTTCCAAGGTCTGATTAGAGACAACGGTGTTACTACAGCTCAGATTCGTTACCTTGGTGAGAATTATCAGTCTGGTAGGTTTGTAAAAAGTAGGGCTGCAGCTGAACTAATTGGTCAATCAGCTGATGCCTTTATTACCAGTAATAGTGATAAGAAGTTTGATATCAATGGTGCACAGATTAGCTTGAACGAAGCTGAAGCTCAAGGTAATCAAAGTGCAGTACGTCAAATCTTATCAAATATAGGTACAGATTTTTACCGTGAAAATCAAATAGGTCGTCTTCCTACTGAAACTCAACAGCAATATATCAACCCTTATATTCGCTCTGCTGAGAATCAGATCACACAACGCACAGCAGCTAAGTATCGTCAGAACAAGTCAAGCGAACTAGCTAATGAAACATTCCTTGCTCGTGATCAGCAATGGAAAGATGCTGGTCCGTTAGGTGGTCAAGTTGCTGCAGACAGGATTACTGCTGCTAGTGGAGATGCAAGAAACATTGCAATCTCTCAGGAACTTGAGTACCACAACAATAAAATTAACTTAGCACGAGTTACTGGTGACGGTAATCCATCAACCGCTATTGCTAATTTCCAACAATTCTTAGCTGCAGCAACAGTTAAGGGTGGTGCTGAAATGACCATGGGTGATGCTTTGGCTGGCAGGCCAGAGATTACTCAACTTGGTGCAACTATCCAAGAAGCACGGGATGGTTACCAACGTAAGTTAGTACAAGATGCACAAAGGACTCAGCAGGATGCTTTCATCCTTGAAAGTCAAGTGCTTGCACAAGCTCCACCTCAAACTGCTGATGAAGTGGATCGGTTGTATGAGGAATTGCGTAAGAAGCATCCTGGTTATACAAGTGACCGTTTAGAAGCTATCAAACGCAATGAGACAACAGAAGCTAAGGCAATTGCTGAAAACGATAAAAAGTTAGAAAGATTGCGTGCAGCCGGTCTACTTGTCCCTGATGACTTTGATAGATTGGGTGCTACCCTCAGTCAAAGACAAACATTTGGCCCATATGCTAAGGCTAACCTCGAAGAACGTCAGCTCAATGGAAACTTTAAAACCCAAATGGATGCTATTGAGAATGCTGTAAAAGGTGTTCCTGGTGTCGTTAAGGGACCTAATAGTGTTCTTCATTGGACTGTTGGTAATAAGATTAGTCAACTGCAAAATAAATTTTATGGTCAACTTTCAGCATTGCGTGCAGCTGGTAATACTGACCCAATGCTGCCAACTCAAGTACAAGCACAAGTCATTAAAGAGTTTCTAGCAAACCCTAATGTTGTAGTAAATGGTAAGGCTGGTGACTTCGGTGGGTTTAAAGATATCCTTGATATCAGCGGTCCCACTGGTGCAGCTTCAGCACGTAATCGCCACATCTTTAGTACTCTTGAAAGATATAGTAGTGCTGGTAATAGCGATAAGTTTCTTGATGGAACTGGTAATGTTTACACAGTATCTGAGCTTAAAGAAATCAGTGTAGCTTCTAAAAAGCCTGGATGGAAGCCAGATGCCATTGCTTTCAAGTTAGGCCAAAGTCTTGGTGTCAGTCCGTTGTCCGTTATTAATCGGCAAATTGCAACACTTAATGACCCTAGCATACCCTTTGTTACAATACCTGAACCTCTGAAAAACTATGCAACAGGCATTAGACCTGAGTTCTTAAAGACGCTGGAAAGGCTAGCTGCTCCACCTCCGCAAGTATCTATCAGGGCTATGGGTAGCACCAATGTATTTCTACCTGAAACAATTAAACCGTATAATGGTATTAACATTGGTGGCTTGATTCAACAAGCTGCTACAAAATACAACCTACCTCCTGCTGTACTTGCTGGATTACTATCCCATGAGAGCGGTGGGTTTGCTCCAGATGTACTATCTGGTCAACGTAAGAGTTCTGCTGGTGCCACTGGTATTGCTCAATTTATGCCACAAACTGCTGCAGGAATGGGTGTAGACCCTCTTAATATTCCTCAAGCTATTGATGGTTCTGCTAGGTATTTGAGTAACCTTATACGCCATCCAAACAACCCAGGCAATAGCCTTAATTGGGCTATCTCAGCTTATAATAGTGGTCCTAATGGTGTTGGATTGTCCCAAGAAAATAGAGAGTATTTCGGTAAAGTTATGGGACAAGCGTATAAATTTGGACATGGCCAACAAGCACTACAGCATTCTAGCCTTATGCGTTCTAGTATGCGTAGGTATGGTCAAGTTGATTTTGAACGCCCTTCTTCTGTTAACTTTGAAACCTCTGGTGGTCAGCCTGGTATAGATCTTTATTTTAATAGTAAAAACTTTCCAGCCGTACTTGATGGTGTAGTTAAAGATGTAAGCCGTGAACCGGGTTATGGTAACTATGTCGTCATTGAATCTACTGATCCTTTAACTAATCAAAAGGTAGACGTACTGTATGGTCACCTTGCTGATGGTATCTCATTGCGTCCTGGTCAACAGATTGGTGCTGGTGATATTATTGGTACACAAGGTGGTACAGGTAATGTACGATCAGTTGATGGCACTATTGCTTCTATTGACTTCCTTGCTCCTGCAACTCGTGGTAGTAAGAGTATGACCCCCTATGCTGGGTTTGATCCTCTCCGCCGTTACGTAGTTCAACAACTTCAACGTTAACACACAATTACAACAATGAATGAAGACGATATTAGGCAGGATCCCTACCTATTTGGTACGCCAAATTTAAGTCCTGAAGAGGAGCAAGCACTAGCTGCACAAGCTGCTGCAGAAGCCCAAGAGATGGAAAACATCGAAAGCTTCGCTAATCGGCAACAGCAAGAACAATTACGGCAACCTGCTCCTCAACAAGCACAAGGTACATCACAGCCTCGTCCAGCCCAGCCTACGGGTCAAGGGCAACCACAACCACAGCAACAACAGGGTGATCGTAACATCATTCAACAAGCCTTTGATGTTTTGGCCGCTCCTGGTCAAGGTGTTAACGACTGGTTTGTTGACACACTAAATTTAGTACCCGGTGTTAATCTAAGGAAAGCACCTAAGTTTGAAAATGATGTAACTCAAAGCCTTAGGGAAATTAGCAGTGTTGTTGTCCCTACCATCTTTCTTACTAAAGGTGCAGGTGCTGCTCTCGGTACTGCTGCTAGTGCTAGCCGTGTAAAGCTCTTTAGTGATCCATTTGTTAAGTGGGTTGCTCCAAAGATGCTTGGTGCTGGTATAGGTGCTGGTGTTGAGTACGCTGTTGAGACTAGTCAAACAGACGACAACCTAAGCGGCACACTAAAGAGAGCATTTCCTGCTCAATTTGGTTGGATTTCTGATGATATTGCTACACTTGATAGCGATAGTCCTGATGTTAAACGTGCCAAAAATATGACTGAAGGCGTTGGTCTTGGTCTTGGTGTTGATTTTATCGAAGGTATTGGTACTCTTGTCAAAGCTCTTCGTGGCATCAATCGCTCTACTCAATGGATACCCGAGTCAGAAAAGGCTACAAAGTGGTTCTCAGAGAACTTAGGGGTCGATGCATCAGATGACCTTGAGGAAGCTATTGCAGGGTCTGCTGCACGCCGCTCAGACGCTTTGGATGAACTTGGTGAATATAACTTCTCCAAGAATGCTAACCTAGATCAACCATTACTTGGTGTACATGATCTTTATGGCTATGAAGAATCAGGTGTTCGTTCTGTCGATAACCTTGGTATTGTTGGTGCTGCTGTTGATGTAGCACGTATTAATAGCAATGCTGGTACTGGTTATGGTCGTGTAGGTAGTGTTGTTTCTGAACCTGCACTTAAATTCGGTCTTGAAGTACCTGGAGGACAAGAAGTTATTATTCGTGGTCTTGCTAAACAACTCAAAGAGGCTGGTGAGTATGGCTACAAAACTGCATCTGGTAAATACCTAAGCTTCAAAGAGATTAGTTCTGCTGGTGAAGATCTGGCTATGAATTTCTATAGGATGGATACCCCGACTCTACGGGAAACCATCAAGAAGTTTCAAACACCTAATCAATACAGCATCCCTGAACTTAATGATGAAGGTTATGCAGCAGTCTTTAGTTCTATCAAACAACTGATGGGTGATTTTGCTGACATGGATGTGATGAAAGCACAAACTTATGTTGGTACATCATTCGCTGGACAAGTCTCTGACATGTCTCAGGGTATGCGTTTGATGGAAGGTACTGCTGCTGAAGATCGTGCTCAAGAACAAATCCTAGATCGCCTTGAGTTTCTGATGGCACAAAAGGGTATGACTTCGTATTCACGTGGTCGTGCTCTTAATATGCTTAACTTGTGGAATCGACTCACTGATAAAGGTAGTGAAGCATATGGTAAGGGTGTTCTCACTCGTGCTCGTCAAGCACTTTCTAGTGGAGACATGAGTGCAGAAACTTATTTGAATCGTATTGCTGAGATTCAAGGTGAAGCTAAGCGTACAGTTGACATCTTACGTGAAGTCAAAGCTGAGAAGCCTGAGATGTTAAAACCATTTCTGCTTGCCTATGAGCTGACAGACGGTAAAGTAGATACTATTTCAAAACTTAACAACTATGTTAGAAATAGTACAGGTGTATTTAGTAAGGCTTTGATAGACGGTCAAGCTGAGATTCCTTCTGCAGTCATGCGAGGATTCTGGTCTAACGTTTACAACTCCACTCTATCTGCAATTGGTACCCCACTTAAAGCTGGTCTTTCTAGTATTGGTTTGTTGGCTGTTAAACCTGTAGCACACGTAGCTGGTGCTATGTTGCTTGGTGATCATAAAACCATGCGGCAAGCTTGGTTCCAATATTCAGCAGCTTGGGATACCATTAGCAAAGGCTTTGGGTACATGAACCAAGTGTACAAGCGTTCTGCTACTGACCCCTATGTCATGGCAACACGGGAAGACATTGGAGTTGCTGATGAAGAACAACTGAGAATCCTTAAATCAGTTGCCGATGCCAAAGCATCAGTAGGTGACTATGGTCCCCAAGTAATGGTTTCCATGATTGAGGAGATCAATGATCTCGCTCAACACCCGTGGCTACGTTTTGGGCAACGTGGTATGATGGCATTTGATGGTTTTACATCTGCTGTTGTTGGTAACTGGGAAGCACGTGCTAAAGCTTGGAATGAAGTAACAAAAGGTGGTGCTCTTGATGTTGTTGGTAAGCAAGCTGAAGATCTTGCTCAACAAGTCTATCGTTCAATGTTTGACGAGAATGATAACATCACTGATTCAGCTGTCAGGTATAGTTCTGGAGAGATAGCTCTAAACCTGGATAATCCAGCTAATGATGCACTTTCTAGTCTGATCCGTACTGCACCTGTACTGAAGCCATTTCTTCTTTTTACAAAGACTCCTCTTAATATGATGAGTTATATGGCTTCTTATAACCCACTTGGTTTGTTTATCAACGAAGTTAACACCTTTAGTCGATCATTTGAAGACATGCCAGCCGATCAAGTTATTGATCTTTTAGCTGGACGTGGTATTAAAGCTGGTCCCCATAATGCAAAGTTTGAGTACGATAAAATTCGTGCTGAACTAAAGGGACGCAAGGCTATCGGAACTCTTGCTGTGATGGGTGCCACTGGTCTCTTTATGTCTGATCGTATTACTGGTGATGGTCTTTACGATAAAGAGAAGCAACGTGTTAGAAATGATGCAGGTTGGCAGAAACGCTCTATCCGTGTTCCTGGTGGTGGTTGGGTTAGCTATGATGGTATCCCTGGTGTAAGTGATTGGCTTGCTTTAACAGCAACAGTTATGGACAACTTTGATGTTCTTAACTCTGCTGAACTTTCTGAAAGCTTACGTGCTGCTGGTTTTGTTATTAGCTCTACAATTACTGACAAGTCTATGTTAGCTGCTCTTGAACCTCTTAATGATGTTCTAAGTGGTGATGTTGGGGCAATTAATCGTTGGACATCTTCTTTTGCTACTAGTGCTATTATGCCTGGCTCTAGTTTGATGTCTGAGTTTGGACGCCTTATGATGCCAGCCAAGAAGGAATTAGAAAGTAATTTCTTTGATCTTGTTGCTAATCGTGTACCGCCTTTGAAGGCTAACTTACCTGATAAGTATGACTGGATTGATGGTGGTCGTGTTGGTGAACCTTCTAACTTCTGGACACGTGTATGGAATACATACATGCCGTGGAAAGTAAGTGATTCTATTACACCTGAGAAACAGTTCCTTATTGATATTGAATATGATGCTCGTCCTAGTCTTCAGACCAATGGTCGTGGTGTTGAATATAGCAATGAAGAACGATCTGAAGTGCTAAATATGATGGGTGAGCAAGGTTATTTCCGTGACTCTATTCGTCAGATTATGCAGTCTACAGATGCTAAAACTTTCCGTGCTGAATTTAAACGAGCAAGAGACATGGGTCTAGCACCTGATGTAGAGTCGTTTAAAAATATCCACCTTTACTTAGATACTGGTCTACGTTCAGCAATGCGTATGGCTGAGTCTAATCTAGCTAATCGTGATGGTATTCAACGTAAGGTGTATCAAAATGAGGTTGTTGAGAACATGTTGCAAGTCGGTGATATCGACGGTGCTAAGAAGTTTCTTGATGACATGAAGCAAACAATGTCTTACTAGTCCTTTATTGACATAAGCAATGGCTGTAACTGAAAATCTTTATACAGGGAACGGGTCAACCGTTCTCTATTCATTCACCTTCCCATACCTAGAAACCACTGACATTAAGGTAAGTGTCAATGGTACAAATACAAACGCATATACCCTCGCCAACGCTACTACTGTTCAATTTAATACGGCTCCAGCTAGTAGTGCTGCTATTAGAATCTATCGTCAGACAGATGATACTGAGCTAGCTGCTACTTTCTACTCTGGTTCTGCTATTAGGGCACAAGACCTAAACGATAACTTTACACAATCTCTGTATAAAGTACAGGAGAATACTAATAACTCTGTACAAGATATTGGTAGTGTTACACTAAATGCTAACTATACTTTTGCTGGTACTGTATCTGGCTCTACCCCAACGGTTGGTACGCACCTTGCTACTAAAGCTTATGTAGATGGTGTTGCTCTTGCTGGTATTGCTGATGGGGATCGAGGAGACATTACAATTTCTAGTTCTGGTACTGTCTATAGTATTGATAATGGTGTAGTTACTGAAGCTAAGCTTTCCTTTACTCCACTTAAGAGCACTGATCTTGGTACAACTGTTCAAGCATTTGACTCTACGATACTGAAATCTGCAAATATCGGTGTCTCTGTTCAAGGGTATGATGCAGATACGGCTAAGACCGACGTTGCACAGACCTTCACTGCTGCACAACGAGGTGCTTATGTGACGCTCACCGATGCAGCAACGATTGCCACGGACCTAAGCCTTGGTAACCAGTTCCAGGTCACCCTTGGTGGTAGCCGTACACTTGGTGCCCCGACGAATGTTGTCGCTGGTCAAAGTGGTGTTATTAGAGTTGTTCAAGATGGCACCGGCTCCAGGACACTCGCCTACAACAGTGTCTTCAAGTTTCCAGGCGGTACAGCACCGACACTTACGACAACAGCCAATGCTGTGGATCTCTTAGCCTATCACGTTGAGTCAACGACTCGCATTGCTGTTCGGTTTATTGGTGATGTAAAATGAGCGCCTTGAACAACAGCCTTTTGTTGGGGCAGGAAGGTGGTGGTGGGTACGCCATCTCACGTTCACTGAGATTCAACTCAGTTGACTCGGCGTATCTCAGCCGCACCCCCGCATCAGCCGGCAACCGCAAGACGTGGACCTGGGCGGGGTGGGTGAAGAGGAGCCGTTCGGGAATTAGGCAAGCATTGTTTGCAGGTCATACTGGCGGCGCAGGTAACTACAACACTATTGAGTTTGAAGCTGACAACCTGACTTTTTTCTACGGAGGAACCGCAGGCGGGCCGAGAACTGCAGCAGTATTTCGCGACCCAAGCGCGTGGATGCACATTTGTGTTGCACTGGATACTACACAAGCCACTGCTGCCAATAGGGTCAAGATTTACGTTAATGGCACACAGCAAGTAATTGGCAGCGGAACCTACCCAAGTCAAAACGCTGACCTTCAAATCAATGCCACCTCGCAACACGACGTTGGCGCAGATGGTGGGTATGACTATCTCTCCGGCTACCTCGCCGACATCCACTTCATCGACGGCCAAGCGTTAGACCCCACCAGCTTCGGCGAGTTCGACGACAACGGCATCTGGCAACCAATTGAGTACACCGGCAGCTACGGCACCAACGGGTTCCACCTTGATTTCGCCGATAACAGCAGCGCCGCCGCATTAGGGACGGACACTAGTGGGAATGGGAACACATGGAGTGTCAACAACATTTCCGTCACCGCTGGTGCTGGCAACGACAGCCTCGTAGACGTTCCCTCTTCGACTGGCACGGATACAGGCGTGGGCGGTGAGGTGAGGGGGAATTACTGCACTTGGAATCCGCTAGATCTTCCTTCTTCATCCTCGCTAGTAAATGGCAATCTAGATTTTGTTAATACATCTGGATCTTGGAAATCTACTGTCGGGACAATCGCTGTAAGCAGCGGCAAATGGTACGCAGAGTTTAGCGGTAATCCTGGCAGCGCGATGGTCGGCATCGTCAGGGACACGTGGAACGCCAACATTGCCGACTCTCGATTCTGGGCTAGTTCCACAGGGTACTCGTATCACTCTGATGACGGGAATAAATACAACAACGGCAGCGGTTCTTCCTACGGAGCCACGTACACAGGAAGCGATGTTATCGGCGTAGCTTTGGATATGGACGCCGGTACTTTGACGTTTTACAAGAACGGCACGTCACAGGGTCAGGCGTTTTCAGGTCTGACGGGGGCGTTTAAGTTTGCCTATGGCGGCACCAGCATGACCGCCAACTTCGGCCAACGCCCCTTCGCCTACACCGCCCCCAGCGGCTTCAAGTCGCTCTGCACGGCAAACCTGCCCGCCCCAGTAATTACAAAGCCTAGTGACGTGATGGATGTGAAACTCTACACGGGCAATGGCAGCACGCAGACGATCTCAGGGTTGGGGTTCTCGCCAAATCTGGTGTGGATCAAGGGCCGCTCTGGTGCCACCGATCACGCGCTGTATGACACGGTGAGAGGCGTCCAGCAGCAACTGGAGTCCAATACCACCACCGACGAAACCACCGAATCCACAGGTCTGACCGCTTTTAACAGTGATGGATTTGCGCTGGGCGCTTTGGCACAGGCAAACACCAGCTCTGCTACCTATACCGCCTGGTGCTGGGACGAAAGTGTGTCGGCAGGCTTCGACATCGTGACCTACACCGGCAATGGGTCAGCCAGAACGATTGCGCACAGCTTGGGCGTAGCGCCCAGCATGATCATCGTAAAGGCGCGGACCACCGCCAGCACCGACCAAGGCTGGCCTGTATACCACTCGGCTAACACTGCAGCACCAGCAACCGACTACTTGCTGCTAAATGACACCGCAGCCACGGCAGATCTGGATACGGTCTGGAATGACACAGCGCCTACGTCTTCTGTCTTCAGCGTGGGAACCAACGCACTGGTTAATGCCAACGCCGACACCTACGTCGCCTACTGCTTCGCCCCAGTAGCCGGGTACTCTAGTTTCGGCAGCTACACCGGCAACGGCAGCGCGGATGGGCCGTTTATTTATACCGGGTTTAGGCCGAGGTTTGTGATGCTTAAAGGTTCATCTTTTGTTTCTAACTGGCACATCTTAGATGCAGCCAGAAACGCTTACAACGTCACCGATAGTTTTCTGCGTCCAAACTTATCTAGTCAAGAATTTAACGGCATTACCGAAGGCGCTGGGTCTGCAATAGACATACTGAGCAATGGATTCAAGCTGCGAGCCTCGTTTGCTGATTCCAATACCAATGCTGCTTCGTTTGTGTGGGCCGCCTTCGCAGAATCGCCCTTCCAATACGCCCGCGCACGCTGACCCAGTAGTGAACAAGACTAATCATGTTTATCCTTAACAATCAGCCCCTTTCGTTGGATAGGGGTTTTACAACTGAAGATGGAACTCAGTATCCAGCAAACTGGCTGAGATTATCCAGTCCTGAAGAGCGGGAAGCGATTGGTATTACCGAGACCGCAGATGAGCCTTGGTACGACCAACGGTTCTATTGGGGTGTGGGCAATCCAAAAGACCACACTCAACTTGTCGAACAGTGGACTGCTCAAGTCAAAGCAACTGCTGGCTCCCTTCTTTCCCAGACTGACTGGTATATCACCCGTGCTTCTGAGACAGGCCTAGCTGCCCCTCAGAGCGTGCTTGAGAGGCGTTCCTTAATACGTGCCATGAGCAACGATAAGGAGGGCTTCCTGAGCCTTACAGAGACCACTGAGCAGCTTGCTGAGTATGTCACCAGTGCTGGCTTCAATAACTGGGAAAGTGGTGCTTCGATTGACGGAGCTACTGATGGTAACGACACCCTATCGCTGTAACTACAATGATCACCTTTCTTGGTATTAAAGTGTCGTATGAGACACTTGCTTTCTTCAGCCTTTTCATTACCTCTGAGTACCTTGGTATGACTAAGAAGCGTAAAGCTAATACAGTCACTCAAGCTATCTCCATGGCAGCTGCTTACTTTAGTAAGACACGGACAGAGGATGATACTGTTCGTCGTATTCGTCGTACCTTTAGAGGGAAATAGTAATGGTACTGCTGCCAGTTAAGCAGTACTACCCTCAGACAGATAGTGCAACAGGTCACGGAGATCGGATGTGCTTTAGCTCTACCTGCGCTATGGCCATCAAGTATCTCCGTCCTGATGCATTAAAGGGTAGTAATGCAGATGATGATTATCTAAGGACTGTTCTTAAATACGGCGATACAACATCATCCACCAGTCAAGTTAAAGCCTGTCAGCAGTACGGTGTACTTGCTACATTTTACACCAAAGGGACCAAACAGAATTTACTTAATGAGTTGAAGGCAGGCTACCCAGTCGCTACAGGCATCCTCCATAAAGGTCACGTCTCCAATCCCGTTGGTGGTGGTCATTGGATGCTATTAATTGGTGATGATGGGGAACGTGGTGTCTTCCATGACCCATATGGTGAAATGGATAACGTTAACGGAGGCTATGTCACTATTGGCAGTGGCGGTAGTAATGTCCGTTATTCTTGGCACAACTGGTTAAAGCGTTGGGAAGTAGAAGGTAAAGGTACTGGTTGGTTCATGACCTTTAGACCTCTATCAACACCACCTAAGGCTCCTATTGCTAACACCTGGGAGGGAGTGATCACTGCTGCTAAGGTAGCAGGTGCTAAGTTCCCACAAGTTGTAGCTGCACAGTGGGCATTAGAAAGCGGTTACGGTAAGCACACCTCTGGTAAGAACAACTATTTTGGACTTAAAGGAGAAGGTTCTGACCGTGAAACCAAAGAATTCATCAATGGTCAATGGATTACTATTCAAGCTGATTTTATTGACTTCCCAGACCTACAAACCTGTGTTACCTACCTAGTTGATAGGTGGTACCGGGATTATCAACGCTATAAAGGCGTCAATCGTGCAAGTTCTCCCGAAGAGTGTGCACGACTTCTTGTTGCTGAAGGTTACGCCACCGATCCTCAGTATGCTGATAAATTAATCAAATTAATGAGGGAGAATGTCTAGCACTACTTACAATATCACACCTGGCAGGTATGAACGTCAGCTACCTGTAGCAACAAAGGTTCACTTTAAAAGCTCAACCAATAGCACCAATGCTACTTCTGTAAAGAGTAGTGCTGGTGCTATTTTTAATATGATTATCCATAACACCCATAGTGGTGGAGGTAGTGGTTCTGCAATTGCATTTCGACTGTATGATAAAGCTACAGCACCAATTGTTGGTACAGATGTACCGATGATTGTCATTCACGTTCAATCAAACGATTCTAAAGAGATCAACTTTACTAGTGGTATCACCTTTGTTAATGGTATTGCTTACTCTATCACAGATGGTAGCTCACTAATGGATGCAACTGTTGTTAGTGCAGATGGTGTACAGGTCTACATCGGGTACATGTGATGATTGAAGCTGCTGTCACAGGAGTTATCTCCCTTGTTATTGGTGTTAGCGGCGGTGTTATGGCTATCAGTTCACGTTCTAACTCACGTATGGATCAAATAGACAAACGTATTGATGGTATTGAACTACGTCTTGCTGAGAAATACGTGCCTCGTCAGGAGCTAGCTAATGCCTTGCAAAAGATGGAGGACCATATGATAAGGATCGAGAACAAATTAGACCAGATTGTACTGAAAAATGGCTAACAAGAAAGCATCTGAGGATATGTTTAACGAGTTACATAACATGGTAACTCAAGAACTCCTCAACCGAATTAAATCTGGTGAAGCCAGTACTGCTGATCTCAAGGCAGCATGTGACTGGCTTGCTAAAAACGATATTAGCGGGGTTGCTTTTGATGGTAACCCCCTTGATAAACTGGCTACTGTACTCCCTAAGGTAGACCCAGAACTTGTACAGAAGAGGCTTTATGGCAAGTCGTACGTCTGACTACTACAAAAAGAATCCCAAGGCTCGTCAAAAACGACTGAAGCAACAAGCTCGTTACAACAGACAATCCCTGCAAATTGAGAAACGTGTTGAACTTAATCGTGAGAATCACAAACGTGGCACCTATGGTAATGGTGATGACATGGATGTATCGCACAAGAAAGATGGTTCAACAGTACTTGAAAAAGCATCTAAAAATCGAGCAAGAAATCGGTCTAGGAAATGACTCCCCTGCTGCCGTCCCCTGATCACTACCTCCACAACCTAATAACGATGACAAGTCCCGAAGCAAAACGCCTTTGGAGGCGTGCCATTAAAGAACACTTCAACTGTCAATGTGTCTACTGTGGAAATCACTATGAATTACATGAACTTACTCTTGATCACGTTCGCCCTCGTTGTCTTGGAGGGCAAGACCTTACATCAAATCTTGTACCCTCATGTTGGGAGTGTAATCAGGCTAAAGGTAGCAGCAACTGGCTTACGTGGATGCGTAAGACCTTTGGGATAACACCTAGAGAACATCTTATTTTACAACATATACAATGAAATACTTTGAAGGTACGCAAGAAGAGTATTTAAAGGCTGCTGCCGACTATAAAAAGAAAAACAACTCTTTAAGTGGTTTTACTGAAAAGGTTGGGTTTTTTAAAAACTCTGAAGGTAAAACCTATAAAGTTAGACCTAAAGAAGGTGGGCGTTTAAGTTTAGCTAATATTAAAAGCTATAGAAACTACCAATCCAACCGTAGTGCTGTTGAAAAGGTTAAAACTGAAGGCGAAGCTCAATACTTAACTGAACTTAAAAAACAAGCTAAAGCTCAAAGTAAAAGTACCGAAGCTCAGTTTGTATCTGGTGGTAAACCAGCAATTGCAGAGCATGATGTACGTTTAGCATCTGGTGGTTCTAATGAATACATGAGTATCTCAGATCCAGAATTTAAAGTTTGGAAAGATACGATTGAAGCTAAAGCTGCCAGCCAGTTCGGTGATAAAGTTATTGTTGATATTGATGATGTGTCTGGTGATGTTCGTGTTATCCCAGCATCTATCCACAATAAATTCCAGCCAACAAGCGTTCAACCTGGTATTGACATTCCAATTGGTTCTAGCATTGAAGATAGCTTTAAAAAAGTTGATAACCTACTAGAACAGCCAATTTCTAAGTTGGTTGAACCGCTAAAAGGGTTTGATTTCTCTGGTGGTGGTGTTAAACTTGGTGCAACACTTGGTGCATTACCTGTCATTGGCTCTATCTTTGATGTAGGTGATGTACAAGCTGGTGTACAAGGGTATACACAAGAAGGTCAGATGCCAATGCAACAGTTTGGTAGTGGTCTTCAAGCACTATCTGGAGCTACTGGTCTTGCTGCTATGGTTCCTACTCCCGCTTCACCAGCACTTGGAGCTGTATCTGCTGTTAGTGGTCTTGGTGCAGCTGCTGTACAATCTGGTGCGGTAGAAGGTGCTGTAAAAGCAGCTCCTGCTGCAATCAAAAAGGCACAAGAAATTGAACGTATTCTTAATCCAGTTGGGTACTCAATCACTAATGAATTAAAGTTTATTGGTGGTCAAGTTAGACTTGGTAAGATTCCATACTTTAACTAATTCCTCACCAGAGGCGTCTAGAAGACTCTACAAGGCGCCTCTTTACCCACTTAGGTATATTCTACTACTATGAACTCCAAAGCCCATATAGGGGCTTGTGGGGAGCTATTTGTCATACAGTATTTCCTTGAACAAGGATATGAAGTATTCCATAATGTAGCACCCGCTGGTCCTATTGATGTAGTCGTTTTCAAGGACGGCAAATTTATACCTATTGACGTTAAGTCAACAACTACAGCATATACTCGCACTGACGGATCCATAATGCTAAACATCAAAGTATGCCGCAGAGAAGATGGTGTTTGGCAACTTGGTTATAACCATCAGACCAAAGAAATTCATTTTCCAGAAGGGTTTTGGGAGGAAAACTGATGGATATTTTATCTGCATTGAAGGGTGATTTTAAGATCTTCCTTCAAGCGTTATGGTCACAACTAGACCTCCCATCCCCGACACGAGCACAGTACGCTATTGCTGATTACCTTCAACACGGTCCTAAACGTCTACAGATTCAAGCATTCCGAGGAGTCGGTAAGAGCTGGATCACTGGAGCGTTTGTGCTTTGGACTCTATTTAATAACCCAGAAAAGAAGATCATGATTATCTCCGCTTCCAAAGAGCGTGCAGATAACATGTCTATCTTCCTTCAGAAGCTGATTATTGAGACACCTTGGCTAAGTCATCTAAGACCGAAGTCGGATGATGCCCGGTGGTCTCGTATTAGCTTTGATGTTGCCTGTAGTCCTCACCAAGCACCATCAGTCAAGTCAGTCGGTATCACGGGTCAGCTAACTGGTTCTCGTGCAGACCTGATGATTCTTGATGACATCGAAGTGCCTGGTAACTCGATGACCGAGATGATGCGGGAGAAGCTTCTTCAGTTGTGTACAGAAGCTGAGTCTATCTTAACACCAAAGAAAGATAGTCGTATCATGTTCCTAGGTACACCCCAAACTACCTTTACCATTTACCGTAAGTTAGCAGAACGTAACTACAAACCATTCGTTTGGCCAGCACGTTACCCACGTAAACTATCTAACTACGAAGGACTCCTTGCACCTCAAGTACAAGACGACATCGAAGGTGGTATTGAAGCTTGGAGTGTAACAGACCCCGATCGTTTCTCTAACGAAGACCTGGTAGAACGTGAAGCATCCATGGGTCGTAGCAACTTCATGCTACAATTTATGCTAGATACCAGTCTTAGTGATGCTGAGAAGTTCCCACTTAAGATGCAAGACCTGATTATTACAGCAGTTAACCCTAAGGAATGTCCAGATGCTGTTGTATGGTGTTCAGATCCCAGTAATGTCATTAAAGACCTACCAACTGTTGGTCTACCTGGTGATTACTTCTACTCACCACAGATTATGCAAGGTGATTGGTTACCATACACTGAAACTATCTGCTCAGTAGACCCATCAGGTAGAGGTACAGATGAAACAGCAGCTACCTTCCTTTCTCAACGTAATGGTTTTATCTATCTACATGAGATGCGTGCATACCAAGATGGTTATAGCGACGCTACCTTGTTAGACATCCTTAGGGGTTGTAAGAAGTACGGTGTTACTAAACTCCTTATTGAGACAAACTTTGGTGATGGCATTGTCGGTGAACTCTTTAAGAAACACCTCCAACAAACTAAACAAGCTATTGACATCGAAGAAGTACGTGCTAATGTACGTAAAGAAGACCGAATCATTGATACCCTTGAACCTATTCTAAATCAACATAAACTGATTGTCAATAGAGCAGTTGTTGAATGGGACTTTAACTCTAATAAAGACGCAGCACCTGAAACACGACTACTCTACATGCTCTTCTATCAGATGAGTAGAATGTGCCGTGAAAAGGGTGCAGTAAGACACGATGATAGACTCGATAGCCTAGCTCAAGGTGTTAAATACTTTACAGATGCCCTAGCTATCTCAGCTTATGAGACAGTCAAACTACGTAAACAAGAAGACTGGAATGATATGCAAGAAGCTTGGTTAGATGACCCTCAAGCAGCTGCTTCTCACATGGCATTTGGCTTTAATTTAGATCAACGTAGACAAGCAAGACAACTAGCTGGTAAAAGTTCAATCCCCACCTGGGTTTAAGGGCAATCCGCCCCGTATACAGGGGAAGGGAAGGGTGGACCCAACTCCTGCGGGAGGAATAATCCAAGACAAACAAGTTGTCTTGTTCTATTCCTCTCTTTCTTTAATGAACAGTGAGGGAACAAAAGACAAAGATCTCCCTCTTAGTTCATTCATCTACTCTACTGACTGAATCTTGTGAGTACTGATTCTTTCCATCTTTCTGAATCCTGTCACTACTGATACTACTGTATGCATACCGCCACCCTAGTACACATCACTCCTAACTCTGAAGAACTTATAGCCTATATGGCAAGAGTATCTAATCCCTTTAATCAAAACAACACTGAGACTAGTGCTCGTTTGATTAAGTACCTTATTGATCATCAGCATTGGTCACCGTTTGAAATGGTTAATATGTGTGTAGAGATTAATACCACACGGAGTATAGCAGCACAGATTCTTAGGCATAGGAGTTTTAGCTTTCAAGAGTTTAGTCAACGGTATGCAGAAGTAGCAACAACTCCTGTTATCCCTCAACTACGGAGACAAGATCATACAAATAGACAAAATAGTATTGATGATCTGGATGATGTGTTAAAGAAGAACTTTCAGTTTCGTATAGGGTCACTGTATTCCGACTGTTATGGGTTGTATAAAGAACTGGTAGCAGCTGGGGTAGCTAAGGAGTGTGCAAGAGAAGTACTACCACTCTCTACACCGTCTCGATTGTATATGAATGGGTCTATTCGGTCTTGGTTGCATTATTGTGACTTGAGGACTAGTAATGGTACTCAGAAAGAACACGCACAGATAGCAGCACAAGTACAGGATATTCTGTATAAAGAGTTGCCAAGCGTGTGTAATGCTATGTGGGATAAAGAATGAAGCGATTAAATAAGGCTAAACGCTTCATAAGAGGGGTCTAGGAGGCTCTGTATGGGGTTTTAGGTGTTGATTAGTGTCATTGCACGTGTTGGACATTTAAAGCCCTTTACAGGTCATTCTGAGAGGGTTTTAGTTTTTAACAGAAATTTCTCAAGCCTTATACTACGTTGGAGCAACGACGCAACCCCCCGGTACCCACCCCCTGATTGCACGTAACGCGCGTGCCCACCCCCGCATGATGCACGCATGTACGCGCGTTTTTTCATGTCCAGAGTATCTGCATCAGGCACAGGTACGCTGGACACAGATGCACGGGCAGGCGCACACGCACGCAGCCAGGCAGCACCTATGCGGCACCACGCATAACCACATCTCACACATCTGTTCAGCCTCCCCTTGATACGAATCCGTAACACCAGTCATACCAAGGGATCTGCCCTGCACTGTGCCACTTTCTCCAACTGTCCACTTGACTCCCAGGCTGCCAGGGGCTATGTTGTGTTCACAGCTGAGGGGAAGACCGGTACGCCACCGGATATACTTCCTTTCAGCTGGTCACCTAGTAAACCGCCAAGGCGGAGCTGAACAGTGACAGACCAACAAGTGCCACACACCACTTGACAACCCGCCACTCACCGGTTATAGTGAGTACACGAACCAAGGACGCACCGCCTTTGGTTCAGAACCTAGACAACCGAATAAGCACACCGTTAGCGGAGCAACCGCTAGGTCTCGACAAGCAGCATGGGTCAGTGACTGCGAGGTGTGGTAGAGTACAGCACAGATGGCGACTAGCCGTCACCCGCCGAGCCACAGGCGCAGACATAAATTAGATCATGGCCGCCCGGATAGAGCCTAAGCCTCTGCTATGCCCTGATGAGGTATACTACGCTTAGGCCATCATGAGTCTGATACTGAGGTGGAAGCGATACTCAGAGACTCACCAATCCACTTGTCTTTTAATTATGTTCAGCTTCAACGTTACCAACCGTACTTCCGGTGCTATCGATTGCCTGCTTGTCGATCCTGCCCGTGGCACTGCTTGTGTCGTATTCAAGAATGGGTATAGCTATGCTTACCTCAACGTAAGCCGTCGTGCTATTCTCAACCTACTTGCTAACAAGAATATGAGCCTAGGTTTCTGGGTTAATGAGAACCTGGTCAACGCTAAGCGTACCTTTGAGTGCTCACTGAACTACGCTTGATTAGCACTCGTTAGTTACACTCTCCCATCACTTACGATGGGTTTCTGTAGCTTACCTGCTACACATGTCCCTTGCTTTACACAAACATGACGATGCATGATGCATTGACTGCACGCTTCACTGATGCAGATGAGATCAAAGACGTAGCTATGTATGGCTGCTCTGGTGGTGTCTCTGGGTTTATCTACTACTCTGAGAATGAGAAGTTCTTCGATGAGTATGAGGATGAGATCTATGATTACCTCAACGATTGCGAGATGTCTATGGTTGACTTCGCAAACACTGGCTCTACCGTTTCTTCACTGAAGAATGATATGGTGTGGGCTGTTGTTGAGGCATGGTGTTATGCCCAACACACTGTTAATGAGATGGAGGCTGAGGCACTTGCTGCCTGATTGATTATGCTTTACCAAGTTAACTATAACCGTGGATACAACACACCTGTTTGTGCCACTGAGTATGTACATGCCGACTCATATGATGAGGCATGGGTGATGGGTGATTGCAAGACAATGTACCCTGAGCGTGTGTTTGATGTATTCCCTATTCATGAGGATGCTTAATTGATGAAGCCTAATACTCAATCAATCCTAGCTAACTGTATCTCTGAAGGTTTGCTACGCACTCTCTACTCAGTAGATGATGTGTCGTATCAGAAACTTACTGAGATTATTGATAAAGCCAGTGATGAGATCTGGCTACAGATTGACACTTACTTCACCTTCGACGACACTAACAACTGATCATGAAACTCTCCACTAACTACAGCATTCACGCTAACATTGCTCATGTTAGCTATTGCTCTGGTGATGATTCGTTCAACTTCTACACTACTGACGATGAGCAGATTGAGATCTACGGTGCAGATGTAGGTAACATGATTCGCCTTGCCCGTAACTTCTTTGCTGTTGACTTTAAGAACACAAACAAGGCACGTCTGTGTGAACATCAGCTTCGCAACCTGAATGAGATCAAAGACGCACTCACCGAATACCTTAAGGAGGATACCAATGAAGCTACCAAGTGATACTCTTGTGGGACAATACCTACAGTTTTTCACACTCATAATGGCTGCAAGTATCGCCTTTGTGTATACTTGTGGCTACACATTTGGTCTCTTTGTTCATTCACTAAACGACAAATGTACACAACTTATAAGGGTCTTCGTGAATACGAAATCACCCTTAGTTCAGGTGTTTGGTATCTACTAGCACCCGACTCTGAGCAAGCCGCATGGAATGCTCTAGAGTTGTCCCGTGAACGCAATGATCAACTACTTAATGTGAGGCGTAGTGATGAGTGGTAAGAAGAAACCTTACTTTGACAACAACTGGCAAGAGTACAAGGACGCACCTGATGACTTGTTCGAACGTCACACCTTTGAAGAGGTAATGCATTGGAAGGTAGGCGGTTGGGAGCTACCTAGTAGTGTATGTTGTGTCATCCGTGCTACTGACCTTGATACGCATAAGGTTACTGAGTATGTGTATCGTAAGCAATCTGCTGCACGTAACAAAGTCAACGAGTTGATCAACAAGCAAAACTGTGAGTTTGTAGTTGCTGATCACGAGTCTATTCATTTCCTTTCACCTGCTGACATTTCCGATTATGATTCTGACAATTGATGAGTTCAATGAGTTCAGTGAGCAGTAT